TCATAGATCGTTAGGCCGTGCCGACCGTATTGCTAACAGCCAAGCGGCTAAATCGGCCATGAAACAGTTTAATGTTAACAGTTTGCTTGGCAAAAACGAAAAACTTTTAAAAAGCGAAAAAGGTTATGGCGGCAATGAGCCGATTACGATTGGCAACCGCGGCGTTGAAACAACGGGACTATCTCTTGCTCCTGCGTTTGAAATGGGTGGATTTAACACGTGCCCCAACCATGCATCGTGTAAAGATCAATGCCTTGGCAAAACGTCCGGCAACTTTTTTAAAGTTGGCGGCGGTATGGATTTGTCGGCATTTGAAGGGCCGAGATTGAATAGTTTGAACAAAACGCTCTTTATGATGAACAATACGGGCGCTTTTGCCACGCGGTTGTATGACGAGATTGCCGCGGCTCGGCATGAAGCTGAAAACAACGGCAACCATTTAGGCTTACGGTTGAACGTGTTATCGGATATTCATCCGCGGATACACCAATCAATTATTAAATCTTTCCCTGATGTGTCGTTCTACGACTACACCAAGATGAAGTATGATCCTGTAGCTACAAATCACCACTATACGTATTCATCAACGGGCGTTACGCAGCCGGACGTTCACAATCCGCACACAAATTGGAAACAAATGCGTAGGCGGTTGGATAGCGGTGACAACGTGGCCATGGCGTTTACGGATAAAGAACATCTTCCCGAAACGGTTCATGATCAGGAAACGGGCAAGACCTATCGTGTCATTAACGGCGATGTGCATGACTTTAGGCCGCTGGATACGATGTATGAGCCAGAAGGATCCGACGGCGTTATCGTTGGTTTAAAGAATAAAAAGGGTTTTGGTAAGGTTGGTGAAGCGCACAAAGACTCGAAAGGGTTTTTTGTTAAATATGATCCGGGCCGGATAAAGACGGCTAAGGGTACGTTTGAACGTGAAGATTCGACAGAGTTAGGGCCATCGGGTAAACCTAAACTTGGCGCTACTAAAATTACCAATAGGCAAGTTGTGATACCGGCGCAACAGACTAAAATAACGCCTGATTTAAACAACGATAACCAAATGGAGAATCCAAATGAAACCATTGCTTAATAAAGATGATTTTTACGCTCAATTCCCTCACAACGAAGAGCACGTAATGGCGGCAGAAGGCTACGAGCGGCCAGACTGGCACACGCTTATGGCGGGTGTTCCTGAACAACATACGCGCCAGCCTGTTCATTTTAAACGCGGCGGCACGGTGCATAAGCCGCATCACATCCCCGGCGTTCACATTGTGACGGCCGAGGCGGGAGAACCGACGTTTACGGGAATGCCATGAACGATACCATCACCGCCTACCACGGTTCACCGCATGATTTTGAACAGTTTGACACGTCCAAGATCGGCACGGGCGAAGGCGCACAGGCGTATGGGCATGGGCTATATTTCGCCGAGCATGAGCCAACTGCACAATATTATCGCGACACATTGGCTCATAGAGGGCAAATAGATTTAGAACATGAAGCAAATAAATTAAATATGCCAATGAGCCGCGAGGCAATGATTGAAGTTCGGCGGCATGCTAGTGGAAATTATGATCCCAGTGAAGCTGCTAAACATATGCATTGGTCAAGTGTTGAGGCTAGACAATACCCTCAAGAAAAATTAGCCAATTTAATTGATATTTATCGTAAAGCCAAACAAGGCAATATGTACGAGGTCGCCATCGACGCGCATCCTGATCACTTTTTGGATTGGGACGAGCCATTAAGCAAACAGCCTCATATTACATCAAAAGTAATGACGCCTGAATTAATTAATCAAATCAATCGGTATCGTGCAGGTTGGAAACTTGGCGATGTTAAGCCGGATTTTAGTAATCTTACAGGTGAAGATTTATACTCGCATCTTAGCCAACCCGTTTCTGGTCAAAAGGGAAGCGACAAGGCGGCATCAGAGCATTTATCAAACCTTGGTGTGCATGGTATTCGTTACCTTGACGCCATGTCTCGTCGGCACGACAAGAATGCAACCCACAACTACGTCGTATTTGACCACAACCGCGTGACGGTTAAGCGGAAGTACGAAGATGGCGGCCGTGTTGCTTATAAGGACGGCGGCAAAATTGGCATGGGCAAGACCACGTTGCAGCCACATGCCCTACTGCATTCAGATGAAGATCCTAGCAAAATTGGGTTAATTTCAGATAAAACAATGAAGATTTCCAAAGACTTACCCAAATCCGGAACCATATATTGGAGCAAACCTATTAAAGATCAGGAAGATATGGTACAAAGCACTATCAAACATAGACTGTCAGATTTTAATGTCGACTAATTTACGAATTGGTGCGCTGTTGCCAGCATCAACGTCCTTTAATGGCAACAAGACGGGACGCCGTCATTAAAACTCTGGAGTACGTACTATGTATGAGGAAAGCAAAAAGGCCCGTGAAGCCATGAAAACCAAGGCCAAGCGCCTTGTGGCGGGTGATCCCCGCGAGAAAGTTGATTCGTCCACGTGGTCGCCTCCCGAGGCGGAACTTGCCGATGTAAAAACAGGCGCACGTCCGCTTGTTAAGCGCCTTTACAAGAAAGGCGGCAAGGTTGTTGGCAAGTCTGAAGGCAAGGAAGCCAACAAGCATGGCGGCCGCATGCCTCGTAAATCAGGTGGTAAAACCACGCACAAGGCACCTTGGATTGACGATTTGATCAATCGTGACGTCCGCATGGCCAATGACGAGCGCGAAGGCGAAAAGCATGATGGCGCGTTTAAGAAGGGCGGCAAGGCCAAAAAGTTTGGCGGCGGACCAATTGGCAGCAATCCAGTAGGTCAGCAGAACGAAATGATGGGCAAGGCAGCCGGCATGCGTAAGCGCGGTGGCCGTGCAAAATATGCTTCAAAGGGATCCGTCCCTATGAATTATGAGGATGAGGTTGCACCTAATGTGCCTTTTAAATCGACACAGGGTGGTAATACCGAAGCTTCTCGTTATGGTGCGGCGCGTAAACAGGCAGAGCAGGATGCTGATTTTGCAACCAAAAAAATGAACGATTATGCTAATCCGTTTGAAATTAATACGGATAGCAGTGACGCTATGGCTGCAAGATATACTGCAGAAAGGTCGCTTGCAAATCGTAAAGCCGCTGCTCAACAACAGGGCTATGGCGATTATAAAAAAGGCGGCAAGATTAAACACCAGCACATCGACAAGGCTGATGAACTTGCTGACAAGGATTTAATCAAGTCTATGGTTAAATCTAATGCTTTGCAGCACAAAAAACATGGCGGTGAAGTCCACCACTCGTCGTGCACATGCCATAAATGCTCCGGTGGCCGCACCATGAAGTATGCCGGCGGCGGCGTATTTTCTGGCAATAGCAAAGAAAAAATCCCCGGCGCAGAAGGCGGCCGTAAGGCTCGTTATCTTGGCGGACCATTGATGAACAACCCTATGGGTGGCGCAATGGGTACGGGCGCTCCTCCTATGGGCATGCAGGCTGCAGCACAGCCAGCTCCTGTTATGGGCGCAGGTATGGGCATGGGTAATTACCCAATGCCACGCAAGGCCGGCGGCCGCACGAAAGGCAAGACGCAGGTTAATATTGTTATCGGTGCACACCCAGCGCAACCCGCTGGCAATGCCCCTAACATGCCTGTTATGCCACCTCGTCCGCCTATGGGTGTTCCTGTTCCTCCTCCTTCAATGGCAGGCGGCGCACCTATGATGCCTCCGGGCGGTCCACAAATGCCACCTCCCGGCATGATGCCACGTAAGTCGGGCGGTCGTACAAACTACCCGATCGACAGCGGAGCAGGCGGTGCTAATGCACGGCTTGAAAAGATCGACGCGTATGGTTTAAAGCCACCACGTAAGAAGTAACGTTTCCCCGGCTTCTCCGTTACCGGGTGAGAGGAAGACCGGACGCTTTTCCAGCCCCTTGGAGCGTCCGGTCTAACCATAACTAAGGGGTTAAAGAGGGCAAAATGCAGACGACAGCAAACAAATTTGCATCAGAATTGATAAAGTTAATACAAGAGGAATATGAAAAAAAAAGGGATAGTGTAATTGGCGGGTCCGCTAGGGACTATGCTGAATATCAACGCAAAATTGGTTATATTTCAGGCCTTCATGCGGTACTGGAAATGATGGAAGACGCACAAACAAACGCGGAGAAACGTTAATGCCTCCTATGAAAATGACCCACGCGGTCGATCCTAAGATTGATATTTTTGAATCTGTTGGTGATGTTAATAAATTTGAACTCTTCAACAATCAGCTTTTGGTAGCCATCTATATTCGGCCACAAAGGACCGCTTCCGGTATCTTTTTGACGGATAACACGGTGGATGAAGACAAATTCCAAGGCAAAGTTGGCTTGGTTGTAAAGCTTGGCCCAGATGCCTTTGAAGACGAAACCGGCAAATGGTTTAAGGATACAAAGATAAATATTGGCGATTGGGTGGTATTTAGGCCGTCTGATGGTTGGGCTATCTCGGTAAATGGCAAGTCTTGCCGGATCCTTGATGACGTATCCGTTCGCGGTCGCATCCAAGAACCAGATATGGTGTGGTAAGGAGATAAAAATGTCAGAAGATCAGATCGAATTGGTTTTAGAAGAAGAAAAACCAGACGATATTGAGATCGTTGAAGCCCCAGAAGACATAAAAATTGAGGAAAAACCTCAGTTAACGGTCGAAGATGGCATTAACGAACTTAAAGCAAAGCTTGAAGAAGAGCGCCGGGCCCGTGAAGACGCGGAGCGCCGTGCTAAAGAAGCTTATGAGCAGGCTAGTATTGCCAAAAACGACGCCGCAGACAGCAATTTGCGGATGATCGACAACGCAATCGAGACGGTTAAGCGCAATCAAGAGATTTTAAAACAAAATCTTCGCGATGCGGTGGCTTCTGGTGACGCAGACGCCCAAGCCGACATTCTTATGGCGTTAAATTCGGCCAAATCTGACCACGAAAAGTTAATTGTGGGCAAACAGCAGTACGAAGCATCAGTTTCTAGGGCTGTTGCAGATCCTGTTGAGGCTATGGCGTCTAATTTGACACCAAAATCGGCAGAATGGGTTAGGTCGCACCCCGAATATGCTCGGGATCCTGTCTTAACACGTCGCATGATCCGCGCCCATGAAGACGCAATGGATCGTGGCTACAAGGCAGACACGGATGACTATTTCCAATACGTCGAAAACCGCCTTGAAATTAATAAACCGGCACCACAAACACAGGAGACGGCATTGTCCGAAGCATCTTCGTCAACGGCAGGACGCCGTGCAGCGCCTGCAGCGCCTCCTGCGGCACCTGTTTCTCGCTCTGGAACGGGAACGGGAGGTCGTTCTAACGTTGTCACCCTGACAGCGGCAGAACGTGAGGCGGCACGTGATATGGGTATGAAAGAGATCGATTATGCCCGTGAAAAGATAGCATTAATTAAAGAAGGAAAGCTTTCAGCATGAAAACAGGATTAGAATTGCGCCCAGCGCCAAGCAAAGAAGAAGATTCAAGGGCACGTGCAGCAAAACGTGCAGCAGAACTTCGCGACCACAATAATGCCAACCTTGACAACAGCGTGGACAAGTTTGCTGTCCCGCCGGCGCCGGATGGGTGGACTTATGAGTGGAAAATGAAAATGACGATGGGTTGGGAAGATCCGTCGTTCCACAACCGCACGGCTTCTGGCGGCTGGGAGCCTGTTGAAACCAAGAGGCATCCAGAAATGATGCCAAAGGGTGCCAGCGGGGTCATCGAGCGCGAAGGCATGGTCCTTTGTGAGCGCCCAGAGGAAATTACCAAGGAACGTCAGGCCTTAGATCGTAAGGCGGCGCGTGATCAGGTTATGATTAAACAGGGCCAGCTTGATCCAAAGGGCCGCGGTGGCATTATCAGCCGCGAAGATGCCCAGATCAGTCCAAAGGTCACTAGGGATTACAATTTCTCGGTTCCAGAGCAATGAGATGAGGGGGGTTTTTACCCCCCTTTTCTTTTTTTTAAAAGTATGCGATACACACTATGCCGATCCTTCCCCGCTGCGAAGGATTGTTCACAAATCCCGTTTCACAGTAATCGCCCCGCTGCGCGATGATGGAAACTCTCTGATAAGGAGAATCCCGTCATGGCCAATACTTTTGCGCCCTACGGATTTCTGCAGGCTCAGGGTGGTGCAGGCGGCGCTCCAACGTTCGCTCAATCATCCCGTCGCATTGCTGCAGGTAATACGACCCCTATTTTTACTGGCGATCCAGTACAACCTGTAACCTCGACGGCAACTGGCTACATCACGCAGGCAACTGCCGGTGGTTCGGTCCAACTTGCTGGTATTTTCGTTGGTTGCCAATACTTCTCGACATCTCAGAAGCGCACCGTCTGGTCTTCCTATTGGCCGGGTTCGGACGCAACTGGCGACGTAATCGCTTACGTGATTGATGATCCAGCAGCTCGTTTTGTCGTTCAGACGTCGGGTTCGGGCTTCCCTGTCACGGGCACGGCTACTTCGCAGACCTCTGGCGTTCAAGGTCAGCTTGCTACGTTTGCTTACTCGACAACGGGTGCAACGTCCGGCAACAGCACGGGTGGTAACAATGCTACGGGCCGTTCGACGGCTTATATCAACGCTACCGCAACGACCAACACCTCGCCTTTCATTATCGTTGACTATGCCGTTTCTTTCGGCAACGGCGGCGACCAAACCACGCAGTACTGCAACTTGCTCGTTGGCTTCAATAACGAAGTCTGGCGTTCAAACTCTGCTGTAACTGGCATCTCGTAAGGAGTGAATAGTCATGGCTGTTAATCTCTCACAGATCAAAGACCTTTTACTTCCCGGCCTCCGTGGCGTAATCGGCAAGTACGAGATGATCCCATCTCAGTACGACAAGATCTTCACTAAGCACGATTCGAAAATGGCCCTCGAACGTACCGCTGAAATGCGTTACCTCGGCTTGGCCCAGCTGAAGACCGAAGGTGGTCAGACGTCATTCGATCCGGGTTCGGGTGAGCGTTTTGTCTACAACCAAGAGCACACCGAAATTGCTCTCGGCTACGCGATCACCCGTAAGGCGATCGACGACAACCTCTACAAGACCCAGTTTACGCCTTCGAACCTCGGCCTCGTGGAATCTTTCCATCAGACCAAGGAAATCTACGGCGCAAACATCCTTAACACGGCACAGACCTATAACGCTGCAGTTGGCGGCGACGGCGTAGCACTCTGCTCGACGGCGCATCCTATTGACGGTGGTTCGATTGCCAACACCCCAACAATGCAGGTTGACCTCAATGAAGCTACGTTGCTGAACGCTATGATCGCGATCCGCACGAACTTCCGCGATCAGGCCGGTTTGAAGGTGTTTGCGCGTGGTCGCAAGTTGATTATCCCACCAGCACTTGAGCCAGTTGCTATTCGTCTCTTGAAGACGGAACTGCGCCCCGGTACTGCAGATAACGACGTCAACGCGATCATGACAACGGCCGGCGGCTTGTCTGAAGGTTACATGGTCAACGACTTCTTGACTTCATCTTACGCTTGGTTCTTGCTCACGAACATCGATGGCCTTGCCTACATGGAACGTGTAAAGTTCGAAACGGACATGCAAGTCGATTTCGTCACTGACAACTTGCTTGTTAAGGGTTATGAGCGTTACTCGTTCGGTTACTACAACTGGCGTTCGATCTACGGTTCATTCCCAACCTCGTAAGGAGAAGGCACCATGGCTGATACCGCATTCTCCGGTCCACTGATTGTGTTTGGGCAAAACCCAACGCAACCTTCGGATTACAACCCAGACTTAGGCTCCTCGCTATTTTATGCGGGGGGCGGCATCCTTGATCCGCGCCAACCATTTACCTATCTACCCGGTGAATCACAGTCGGCGCAAGATTTTGGATGGTATGGCTTCAGTGACATTGTTTCTTTCACTGGTGTTCCATACACCAACGCAGCGGCAGCCATCGTGGCTTCTGCAAACGCAACGAGTGCAACTCTTACGCTCGTTTCGACTAACTCCGCGACCACTGGCGTCTATTATTCTTCCGTGTTCACACGGTCGGATACGGGCGTTACGGATACGGTTCTTGCACTTGATGCTTATGCCTCAGTCACCGCTTCGGCAACGAACGGCGTTTTGACGGTTACGGCAAATAGCGGCATGCCAATCGGACCCGGCATGGTCCTTCTGTCCTCCTCTACGGCGGTAACAGGCGGAACTCTTGGTGCATCTTCTGGCGTCTATATCGGTTCGCAGATTACGACGACGGGAACTTCATCAACGGTTGGTAACGGACAGACTGGTACTTATCAGCTCAGTCAGAACGTAACTTTCACGTCTGGTACAGTCACTTTGGCTTATCCAAACGTGCAACAGTGCGCTATTCCGACGAACCTCCAGTCGCCATCGATTTGGCTCTGGAACCCAATGGCCATGGTTGGCCGCGCTGTAAGCGTTACTGCTGCAGCAAGCGCCACTGCTACGACCGCAACTGTTAACGGCTACGATGTCTACGGATATCCAATGTCGGAAAACATTACGATTTCGGCAGGTAACGCTGTTAACGGTAAGAAAGCATTTAAGTACATCAAGAGTGTTGTTCTTAACGCTGCTGATGCTACACATGCTTACTCCGTTGGTACAACCGCAATTGTTGGCCTTCCTGTTCGTTCGGATACGGCTGCTGAAGTTGTAGTAAATTCTGGTAACTCTCAGACTGTTTTGAGTGTTAACACGGGTTTTGCTGCAAATGGGTTCTTACCTGCTGACCGTACTACACCGTCCGCAACAACGGGCGATGTCCGTGGCACGATTGACCTCGCGAATGCGTCGGGTGTCAATCTTACGCCGTCCACTGGCACGAACAAATACGTGTTCCGCCAGATCCCGCAGGCCTACAATGTTCAGTCAGCGACTGGCTTGTTTGGCTTAACCCAGTACTACAACTTCTAAGGAGTGAGCCATGAAGGGTCACAAAGGACATCACCACGGCGTTATGCATGATGGTGTACATCACAAGCACCCTCGTGCAGAGCACAAGAAGGGTGGTAAGGTTGAGTCGGCAATGGAAGGTCATTTTGACCATGACGAGTCCCCAAAGGACATCTATGCTGGCGCCAACTCGAACGTAGCTAAAGAAGCAAAGCAGCGTAAGCATGGCGGCAAAGCCAAGCATCACGTTGGTCACCATGAAGGCCATAAGGCTCATCACCACGCTGGCCGCAAGCCACGCAAATCGGGTGGTGCAGCTTCTGGTTCCAACATGCACCCGCTTTCTTCGGCACATAAGGGTATGGAGCCAAAAGCTCATCACTCTTACGAGCCAGAAGAACGCTAAAAGAAACGGGGGGCCTCGTGCCCCCCAATTCTTCATTGGAGTGTATTATGACCGCAGCATGGACACGTTCTGAAGGCAAATCTCCATCGGGTGGACTTAACGAACGGGGCCGTCAATCGGCTCGTGCCGAAGGTCACCATTTAAAAGCACCTACCAAAGATAAAGATAACCCCCGCCACGATAATTTTTGTGCTAGAATGACTGGCATGAAACGTAAAATGACGGGTTCGGCCAAGGCTGCCGATCCAGATAGCCGCATTAATAAATCACTTCGTAAGTGGGGTTGCTAATGTCTGATAAGCCGTTTTGGGAAACCAAATTGCCCAAGGACCACCACACAAAGCATTTGTCGCATAAGCAAGAGCAAAGTGCTAAAGCTAGAGCTAGGGCGGCGGGACGGCCATACCCTAACTTGATTGACAACGCTGCTGCGGCACGGAAAAAGGGTAAATAATTATGGCTACAATTTCTCAATCCGGCGTTATTTGGGATTCAATTACTAAGAACGGCAAACATGAGCCGTTTGAATTACAGGTAGGCCGTGGATTAATTACCAACCACCAGCCCGTAGAAATTTTTGGTTATAGCACACAGGTTGCGGGTACTGCTCTTGGCCCATTGTGGGAAGGCTTAACGCAATCTGGTGGCTCTTACGCATATCCATCTTCGGCTGGTGTTGTTGTTCTTCTCAGCGCGTCTGGTGCAACCGATGCTGGTCTTATTGTGCAAGTCAATGGTTTGGATACAAACTACAATTTGCTTTCTGAAGCCGTCACTTTGAACGGCTCAGGCACAGCCACAACGACCAATTCGTTCCTTCGCATCAATGGTATGTTTGTAACGAATGGCGTCAATGCTGGCAACATCACTGGTAAAATCGCTACTGTCCTTTATGCTCAGATCAACGCAGGTGTTGGTCAGACCCAAATGTCGCTTTACACCGTGCCAAAGGGTTACACGTTTTATCTGTCATACGTTCAAGGCAACGCAAGTATCGGATTTACGTCCAGCAACTACATGATTTTTGCTGAATATAATAAATTCAACATTGCCAACACAATTCAAGAAAACGGCTACAACTACACCGTAAACGGCAACACGACATTGCTGTCGCAGTCGCCGTTTGTGCAGATTTTTAACATTCCATACACGGTCCCCGTGGGTCACCCCGGCGGTACGGATATTCAATACCAAATGAAGTCCAACACTGGCGGTCCATTTGTTGGTTCAATTTTCGCAGGTGGTTATCTAATCGCTGACGCTACCAATACCGTCTTCTAATAGGAGCCGAAATGGCTACGAGCGGCACTTACAACTACAACCCGTCGCTCGGCGAACTTACGCTTTATGCGTTTAATCTTGCCGAGATACGCAACACGGCAATAGCACAAGAGCATATGGAATCGGCCCGTATGGCGTCGAACATGCTTTTGGCTAATTGGTCTAACCGTGGCGTAAACCTATGGACGGTGGATCTTCAGACAGTTACTTTTAACCAAACGCCTACAACAACTGGCGCATCAGGCACAGGTGGAACGGCTACGCTTACATTTGCCACACCAAACACGCCTGTTTACACGGTAGGGTCACAAATTACGGTGTCCGGTGTTACACCTACGGGTTATAACGGCACTTATACGGTTACTGCCTCGTCAAACGGCTCGGTTTCTTACGCAAATAGCACTGTTGGTGCTCAAACAGTGGCTGGAACAATCTCATCCGCAACGCCTGCAGGGACTTATTCCGTTGATCCTAGCACCGTTGTTTTGCTTGATGCTTATGTAACAACCACTACAAACTCTAATCAGCCGATCGATCGCGTTATTTTGCCTGTTTCGCGCACGGAATACTCGTCGTATCCCAATAAACAGCAAACCGGTTTCCCGACCGTATTTTGGTTTGATCGTTTGATTGATTCTTCACGTTCTACTGGATCTCCCGGCCCATCTGTTACGCTTTGGCCGGTGCCAGATGGCACATCATCGCAATATTTTAAATATTATCGTGTACGGCAAATCCAAGATAGCAATTACACGTCTGGCCAAACGGTTGAAATACCGTATCTTTGGATGGAAGCTTACGCCTATGCGCTTGGCCATCGTCTCGCCATCATGTGGAATCCGCAAAAAGTTGCTTTGTTAAAGCCATTGGCTGATGAAGCTTACGAAATAGCGGCAGAACAAAACGTAGAAACCGCACAACAGTACATTTCACCGCAAATACAGGGGTATTTTAGGTGAGACCTCACGGCCGCGCATCGGTATCTAGCAGAAACCCAAAGGCGTTTGCTATATGCGATCGCTGCGGGTTTCTTTACAACCATAATCGATTGCAATGGCAGTTTGATTACGCAGGCGCTGGCCTAATTAACAAACGTATTTTGGTATGCAGCCCATGCCTTGACACCCCACAAAACCAATTACGCGCTATTGTTCTCCCGCAAGATCCTACGCCGATCGATAACGCTCGTGTACAGGATTATTACACGGCTGAAACAACGACAATTGCCGTGTCTCAAGGTGCACAGACGGACCCAACAACCGGCATTCCAATTTATCCAACGGTTAATCTAGTCAATCAGGACGGTTCTACGCCGACAACGCAGCCAATTGGGCCGCCTACAGGACTTGTACAGAATGCTGTACAGCCGCAATTTTTGTCTACACAATATGGCGTTAATGTAAATCCTACATCTGTTTTGAGTAGTGGGACTAACACTGTCACCGTTAATTGCTCCGCCCCGCATGGATTGGCTACTAATGCTCAGATTGCGGTTGAAGGACTTTCCAATAATGCCGCCGATGGGATGTACAGCGTTACAGTAACCACCGCTACGCAATTCACTTATCAAACAAATAGTGCTATAACCTCGGGTAATCTGCTTCAAGGCACAACGCTTATCGTTACCGCCCTTGTCGGATTGCCTTATGGCTACACTCAGATACCATTAACTGGGCCGATAAAATGAGCAACATTACCGTTACCAACCTCCCAGTTCTGACTTCGTTAAGCGGTTCCGCCCAGCTTATGGTGGTTCAAAATGGCGTTTCATCGAGCGCCACAGCGCAGCAAGTTGCAAATCTTAATTCAAACGGCGGAACGGTTACGTCGATAACGGCGCAGTCGCCCTTGTCTGGCGGCACAATTACGTCCACGGGGACGATCGGCCTTAGCACCAACAGCATCACAAATAGCTATCTTAGCACGATGCCTGCTGGCACGATCAAGGGTAATAATTCGGGCAGCACGGCGCAGCCACAAGACCTTACCGGGGCGCAGGTTCTTTCCTTAATCGGCGCCGGTACGGTTAGCCAAGTCAATACGGGTTCCGGTCTATCGGGTGGTCCAATTACGACCACTGGTACAATTTCTATTGCTGCTACAGGCGTCACAGCAGGCAATTATGGTTCGGCATCGGCCGTTCCTGTGTTTGCTGTTAACTCTCAGGGCCAGCTCACGTCCGTCACCAACACCAATATCTCTATTCCATCAGGGCAAGTTTCCGGCCTTGGAACAATGGCGACGCAAAATGCAAGTTCTGTTGCTATTACTGGCGGTAACATAAATGGTACTACGATTGGTGGAACAACCCCTGCCGCAGCAACTTTTACTGCGCTTACGGCAACTGGAGCAACCAATTTTAATACAATTGCATCCGGCACATGGAATGGTACTACCATTGCTATCGCTTATGGCGGTACGGGTGCTACGACCGCATCAAGTGCGCGTACTAATCTTGGTGCGGCGGCTTCTGGCGCAAATAGCGACATTACATCCCTTTCCGGCCTAACCACGCCTTTATCTGAAACGCAGGGCGGAACAGGCTATGGATCGTATACAACAGGTGACATTCTTTATGCTTCGTCATCTACCACCTTGGCCCGTCTTAATGACGTGGCTACTGGCAACGCTCTTATTTCTGGCGGCGTCGGTTCCCCTCCGTCTTATGGTAAAATTGGTCTTACTACTCATGTAAGCGGAACGCTTGGCACGGCCAATGGCGGCACTGGCCTTACATCATTCACATCTGGCGGCGCTTTATATGCGACATCCACGTCTGCCCTTACCAGTGGAACGCTGCCTGTAGCATCCGGCGGTACTGGTACAACGACATCCACGGGAACTGGCTCCGTAGTGTTGTCAAATTCGCCAACACTTATTACGCCAGCCCTTGGAACACCATCTGCGGCTATCCTGACTAACGCCACTGGCTTGCCGCTCACAACAGGTGTTACTGGTGTTCTTCCTGTTGCCAATGGCGGAACGGGTGCTTCTACGCTCAGTGGCTACTTGTTTGGCAATGGAACGGGCGCGGTTACGGCTGTGGCTACAATTCCTAATGCCGGGCTGACCAATTCATCCATTACGATTGGTTCAACATCTATTGCTTTAGGCGCTTCAACATCTACGTTGTCAGGTTTGACAACAGTTACGGTTACGCAAGACCCAACCGCATCGTTGCAATTGTCTACTAAACAATATGTTGATAACCAAGTTGCTACGGTCAGCAATACAACCTTCCATACGGCTTCTGCGGCGGCTACTACGGCCAACCTGACTGCTACCTATAATAACGGAACGGCGGGTGTAGGTGCTACGCTTACCAATAGTGGCGCACAGGCGGCTTTTGCGGTTGACGGTTATACCGCTTCATTAAACGATCGCATCCTTGTTAAAGATCAAACTACGGGCGCACAGAACGGTATTTACACCGTCACAACGCTTGGTTCTGGATCAACCAACTGGGTTCTTACCCGCGCAACTGACTTTAACACGGTTGGCACTGGTCCTAATTTTATTGAGACGGGCGCTTCTACGTTCGTTAGCGGTGGTACAACATGGGGTTCAACCTCATGGGTTATGAATACGACTGGCACAATTACGGTTGGTTCTACGGCCCTTGTTTGGGTGCAGACATCTTCTTCCGGTAATATCACCGTATCCGCACCAATTACCAAGACGGGCAATACGATTGGCCTTGGCACGGTTGGCGTATCATTTGGTGGTACGGGTCTGACTGCGTTGACTGCGTATGGTTTGCTATATGCTGCAAGCACATCATCGGTTGGCCAGATATCGCCATCTACTACGGGCTATGCGTTGCTTTCTACGGGCGCTTCGTCTGCCCCTGCATTTGGTCAAGTATCTTTAACGGCGGGTGTGACGGGTACGCTTCCAACGGCCAATGGCGGTACAAATCTTACAACATTTACGGCGGCCAATAACGCTATTTACTCAACATCTGCATCTGTCCTAACAGCGGGAACGCTTCCGGTTCTTGCGGGTGGTACGGGCGTTACAACGTCTACGGGTACTGGCTCAGTTGTTCTTTCTACGTCCCCAACCCTTGTTACCCCGGCACTTGGAACGCCTTCTGCACTTGTTCTAACCAATGCCACGGGCCTTCCACTGACCACAGGTGTCGCTGGAACATTGGGCGTTACAAATGGCGGAACGGGTACGGCAACGTCATTCACAAGTGGCTCTGTTGTCTTTGCTGGTGCATCAGGCGTCTACAGCCAGAATAATGCAAAATTCTTCTGGGATAACACCAACAACCGTTTGGGTATTAATACGGCTACGCCGCAGACGCAGTTAACAATTCTTTCTAATACGCAGACAACAACGCCTTCTGCTGCTCTTCCAGCGGGTACGGACTTATACATTGTTGGCGCAAACGCCGCCAATACCCGTATTACGCAAGACGCTTACGGAACTGGCGCTTATGGTGTGTTCACGGCACGACAAGCCCGTGGCACGGCTGCATCTCCTACGGCATCGCAATCTGGCGATTTCTTGGCGCAGTTTACTGCCCGTGGTTACGGCGCAACTGCATTTGGCACGGCATCTACGGGTTACATTGCATTTTCTGCGGCAGAGAACTTTACCGATACGGCGCAGGGTACATATGCTGGTATCTACACGACCCCAACGGGCAGCAACTCTATTGTTGAAGCCTTCCGCTTTGGCCCGGCAGGTCAGCTTGGTATTGGCGGCGCGACGTACGGCACGTCTGGTTATGTTCTAACTTCAGGCGGCGCATCTGCCGCTCCAACGTGGTCGCAAGTTTCTGCGACATCTCTGAGTGGCACGGTTCCAGTTGCCAATGGTGGTACTGGTCTTACGACTTATGCGGTTGGTGATCTTCTTTATGCTTCCGGCACAACAACTTTGTCCCGTCTTGCGGATGTAGCAACGGGTAACGTGTTATTGTCCGGCGGCGTGGGCGTGGCTCCTTCGTGGGGTCAAGTCTCCCTTACAAC